ATGGTAATGAAAATATTCAAATAATGTCATATCACATACTCCACCATTTAGATTATGTTTTTGTCTAATATCAAAATGTGATTTTATCTTTTCATATGCATATGAATTTTTGTTACCATATACTGTTAACAAAAATTTAACAAAATTATCAATTCCTGTTTTGTTAAAGTAAGATGAAACAGGAGCACAACGGTGTAAAAGAGTTACATCATATTGATCATATTTTTTACTTTCTTCGTTAACATCAACATATAATAAAACATCAGAATCAATATAAAATACTTTTTGATAATTAAATTTTTCCATAAATGCTTTTAATATAAACCAACGAACAAAACAAAATAATTCAAAATTATAAGGATTTGTACTCAAATGTTGATATAAAGATTCGAATGTTTTTTGTTCATCTCTTATTAAGGTTGTTATATCAACATAATTATATTTTGGATTATCAATTTTTAAATCATGGTTTGATATTAAATAAACATTATTATTTTTTAATGCTTGCTCAACTGTATACTTTAAATAAAAATCTTGACCCAAATGAATAAGAATTACTGGTATCATTTTACATTCCTAACTATTTGATAAAATTCATCTCGGTCATGAATATAATCAGAAAGATTGTAATTAGTTGATGCTAAGACAATCATGAATTCATGACCTGTCAAAAATTGCTGATAATCCCAAACTAATTTTGGTATTAAAATAGATTCTCCTGCTTTTATTACTACTTCAGTGATTGAATAACCATCATCCAATCCGACTAATATTTCTCCTGCTATGCAATATAAAATTTGCTCTGTTTCATAATGAGCATGATGTCCACGAATAGCACCTTTTGGGACATCAGTAACACTAAACATTCTTTTTGGCGCAAAGGGTAAAGAAAAAAATTCAACAGGAATTAAATTTCCACCACGAACATCATTAAAGACGCTTAATTTGTTTTTTGCATTCATATTTTAAAGTCCTTCAAAGCGTTATATACTTCTTCTTGAACTCCCCCTAAAGTAAATCGTTTCCTATTGGCATTAATATATCTGATCTGTGTGAAAAATATTCTGTATTATTGTAAGATGATAAAAAGTTATCACTAAATTTATCAACTAAGGATGCATCAATTATATCAAATAATATTGGATTAGACATTTTTATAAAAATCTTTAATAGATTTGCAAATATAATTTATTTCTTCATCTGTCAAATATGGATGCATAGGTAAACTTAAAATTTCATCGCACCATGTTAATGTATTTTTATTTGCATTATAGATCTTGTTCAGAACAGAGAATGGAGAAGTTAATTGAATTGGTATTGGATAATGAATAACAGTTGGAATTTGCTTTTCTGTTAAATACTTAATTAAGTTATTTCTATCTTTAACTCTTATGCAATAAATGTGATAAACATGTAAATCGACATAATCAGCAGTTTTTGGTGTCACGACTTCTGGTATTCCAGACAACAAACTATTGTATTTTTGTGCTACTATATTTTTTTGATGATTCCACTTGTCCAAGTATGTTAGTTTTTCTTGTAAGAAAACTGCTTGAATTGGGTCCATTCTATGATTGTATCCAGCATAATCATAATAATATTTTTTACTAGATCCATAATTCCTCAGAGACTTTAATTTATTGTATAAAGTTTCATCATCTGTAGTTATTATTCCAGCATCTCCGATTGCTCCAAGACTCTTTCCTGGATATAAAGAGTATACAGTTGCATTAGATCGTTTGCCAATCATTTCCCCGTTATGCATTGATCCGTGTGCTTGCGATGCATCTTCTAATATTAGACAATTATATTTTTTTGCTAATATTTCAAGTTTAACCATATCCGTGGGGTGACCATATAAATGCACTGGAAGTAAAATGCAATTATCATATTTTGATCTATTATTTTCTAAATACTGTTCTAACAAATTTAAATCTAGTTGATAGTAATCATCACAATCAATCAGAGTAACCTTATAATTTACATCTGTGCTTTTAGGTTGATGTTCTACTGCTAAAATGTCAGCAATGTAAGTATTTGCTGGTATAATTACATCGACATTTCCCTTCAATTCAAACGATTGAATGCATAATTTTAAACCATCTGTTCCATTTGAAACGCCTATTGCATATTTTTTTCCGCAATATGATGCAAAACTATTTTCAAATTCTTTTAAATATGGTCCGTCTATGTATATTCCACTGCAAAAAAAGTCACCTAGTTTTTCTGTTACCTTTTTTTCGATATCTTTCCATTGTTTAGATAAATCATTGAATAAAATTTTCATTTTAATTTTCCATTAATAATATATTTGTTGTGTTTATTGTTAACTGTTTTTGATCGTAATTGCCACTTAAAAAAGTTTCTATCGATTTAATCAATGGCGACTTTGTTTTTGTATAATTTAAAATTTCACCATTAAAAGTTACTTGTCCGTTTATATCATCCCATGTTAAAATTCCATTTTCAAATTCAAATATACACATTCTATCTTTAATGCTATATTCCCAACTAGAATATAGTAAAGCATCAAAATTTTTATATTGAATTAGTCCAAAACATGTATCGTTTTTTGCACTGTTGTTGTTTCGTTTAAAACAATTCCAGTTAGCAAACGAACAAGTCTCACCAAATATGTATTCTAGTATGGAAACATCGTGAGATGAAAGATCCCATTTAGCACAAACATCATATCTTTCTGGTCCCTTATTGATTCGTGTCATTCTTGCTGATTTTATTTTACCAAATTTATTATTGAGATATTCTGTTTTGATAAAATTAATAGCATTATTAAAGGTGAAAGTCCAATCTACAAACAGTTTTGTGTTATTATCGCTTGCAATTTTATACAGCGCATGTACATCTGTTTGCTTCAACGCTAATGGTTTTTCACAAAAAACTTCAATTCCATTTGAAAGATATAAATCAACAAGTTCTCTATGAGTGTCTGCTGGTGTTGCTATAATAATTTTGTCACATTTTAAAAGATCTATATCTGGATTTAAATTTAATTTTGGATCACTAATGTGTATGTTTAAATTTAAATTTAAATTATTAATATTTTTGTGTAATATTTTTCCCCAATATCCATATCCTATAATTCCAATATTCATTTTGCAGGATTTCCTTTTACAATAGCATTATCTGGGATATCTTTAGTAACAACAGAACCAGCTCCAATTATGACATTATTGCCAATAGTAACTGGCAATATTGTAACATTGGAACCTATTCTTACATTATTTCCTACTTTTGTTTTTTTTAATTTCCATTCTTTTATGGATGGCGAATCTGTAAATATATCATTGATGAACATTACACCATGACCTATAAAGCAATCAGATCCTATCTCAACCCCCTCACATATAAAAGAATGGCTACTTATTCTTGTGTTCTTCCCTATTTTTGAATTTTTTTGGATTTCAACAAAAGGTCCAACAAAAACATCATCTCCGAGTTCACATCCGTAAATATTTACTTTATCAGGATGTGGTATTTTTACATTGTTTCCATAATTCATGGAATGTGCTTTCATTATTTAATTTTTAATAAAACCATTTGATTTTCATAATCGACTATTTCGCAATAATCTAACATTTTTTTATAATTTTCACTGTCATACCTATGATGAAAATCATGAACAAATATTAATGCATTATCGTTTAATATGTTTTTACAGAATTTAACACATTCGATTCTTGCCCTACCATCAATAAAAACTACATCAAATTTTCCATAATCTTTTGGAACATTAATATATGTTTTAAACTGTTCATAAGTCCCATCATGATTTCCTTCTATGTAATTTAGATCGGGTGGAGCGTAGATAATTTTAACATTTGAAATATTTTTATTTTTAACAGAAGTATACCAATCAAAATTATGTTCAACTGAAATAACTTCTTTCACATATCCAGATAATAACTCTGTAGATGCTCCAGATCCATATTCAAGCAATCTATGGGTTTTAGATAAAAATTTTAATATAAATTGTTTTTCAGATTCTGTAGTAAACATATTAATTTAAATAATTATTAAATTGATTTTTAAATTTTTCTTGTAATTGAAATAAATCTCTTTCAATTGCTTCTGGGTGGTTTCCTGTAAATCTTTCAGTAAAGCAATCGCCTCTTGCACTTGGTTGATATTCGTGCACACCCCTGTATTGAATTTCTATTGCCATTTTGTCCATGTGATCACCAGCAACCCATGGTAAGTAGATATTATTAAAATAATTATCAATACACATATGTTTGGTTAAAAATTCTTTATAGTACTTAATTTTATTAAATACTTGATTTGGAAACACATAAGAATAATGATACATTTGAGCACCTATTTTAGAATATAACACATCACTGTCAATGTGTTTTTTATCTATAGATGCAGGATATTTAATCGTGGGTGGTCTATGAGTTGCCCAAGAAGATCCAGGCATATACTTAAAAATTCTTAAAAAATTATCTTTTTTTAATTCAAATCCAGTAAGATAATGATCAAACCCACCATAAAAGGAACAACTTCGCACACCAACACTTGTCGGAGATTCTTCTTTTAATAAATTTATAATATTTTTTAAATCATCAGTTTTATATACTTCATCAGAATCTAAATTCCAAAGATAATCTATATCATCATTGATATATTTCATGTATGCTTTGCATTGATCATCTTTTTCATTATATTGCCCATGCACTATTTTTATTTTATTGTCTGGATCTGGAAACGAATCTAATATTTTATTAGTATCATCTAGAGATGTAGTTTTTCCTTTAGATTGCCAATACGAAACTGGTCCTTCTGCAATAAGAATTTGACTCGCAAAGGGATAAACTTGCTCTAAACATTGCTTAAGAACATAGTCACCTTCAAACACAATCATACCAAATGCAATTTTCATAAATTATCCTTTAAACTATTTAAATATTGTTCACATTTTTTTGCCAACCAAGGTACAGATTCTATACTATTTATTCCATGTCTTGGTGCGACCTTATAAGTCATAGAATCAAAATCAGGATCAAAATTTGAAAAATGAATATAAACTAATTTTTGCTTTTTGTTCATCCACCATATTTCGCCATCATCAGAATATCGATGATATAATAAATTCCATGGTGCTAAATGACCAGTTTTATCGCCAATAATAGAAATATCATTTTTATATATTTTGTAAATTAATTCTAAATATTTTTGATCTCCACAATCACCATATTCTTTATGAAAAGGATTTGATTGATCCATAACGCAATAATTCCAAAAATTTAAAATAGATTTTGCTGTTTTCGAATTTTTAAAATATATAATTCCAACATTAAAAAATCCGCAATTGGTGTGTGGTATTCTATGCTCGACTAATCCTAGATCTTTTGATTCGACATCGGCATATACCGAATCTAATGATTCGTAAAAATATATGTCAGAATCTGCATAAATTACATGATCTATATCAAAAGTTTCTAAACAGTACTTTGGAAAATAAGAAGACATAATATATAAAAGTTCCATTAAATTAGAATTAATATTAGAATGTTCGCTGCTGGCAATTGCTTCTCTACTAGCAGTTATATTTTTAAATCTATTATCGTTTTTTATTATGTCGTCTATAAATATAAATTTTACAGTTTCATCATTTATTTTTTTAGATTTTTCATATGATTCCCTATCCATACAAAGATAATAAACAATAATATTATTATTATGTTTTTTCAAAGAATCAATCAATGCCATTCCACGAAAAAAATAATTAATATCGCTAAGAGTGCATATATATTTTTTCATTTTGATGTTTCTATTATTCTTTGAAAAAAGTTTTTACAATATGGAATTGCTGCTTCACAATTTTTGTTTATCTTATCAATATTATCATGATAATATTGTTCATCATATTGATGCTCAAATATCTTTTCTATAGGAATCCAATATGAAGTATCAAAAAAATCATCTACATTTGGACATCCCCAATACAAGGGTATTGTTTTTGTGATCAGACAATCTATTAATTTTTCACTTATATAATTTTTCTCTTGTGTACTTTCAATTGCTACAGAATACATGCTCTTAAAGAGATGTATCTTATCATCATTTGGCAACTGAGAATGACCAGATATGGGAAATCTGGTAGAAGAAAAGAATTGTTTGGGTATGGTGATGTGATCTTGATGCGTATAAATTACATGCCTTAGATTATATCCAGGTTTGCCATGTAAGTTTCCACAAATCATTGATAATGAATATTCTTTTGGCAGAGATGATAATTCTGGTGTGTATGTGCCAAAAGAATCAAGATGGTGCTTTGATTTATTTAACCAAGTTGTTCCGTAAAGCATAAATTTAGCATTATTACATTTATCAAGAACCTCCTGATTTGAAGTAACAATTACATCATATGCTTTATGATGTTTAATAATATTTTCTACTGGTTCTACCCATCTAGAGGTAGTTGGTTCGTTTACATGACAAAATATTTTATATGAATTTGAATCTACAAACTTAGGTTCCCCTCCAGGAAATACATTATTTCCAAATCTTGTAATATGAATTTCTGTCGATTTGTTAACATCGGGGATATCTTTTTCAGATATCATATAATCTGCGTTTAAAATAATTGGTTTCATTTTACCGCTTCCACATTTAAACTCATTAATAATCCATTATCTTTATCCATGTGAGGAATATATGCTTGACTGAAATCATCAATATGACTATGTTCGGTTTTTCTCCAATCATATTCATATATTTTTTTAAATCCAATATCACTTAAAACTTCATTTATGGTATTATAGTTAAAAGAAACATAATGATAATTTTCTGCGTAGTCTTGACCACCGTGTAAAAATCCCATTAAAGACGATAATGTACTTCCATTGTTATATGCTTTAACCACTTTATCAAAATCAGGAACAGATATTCGAAGTATTCCATTTGGTTTTAATAGTTCATACCATCGGTGAAGAACATATTTAAATTTCCATCTACTGAAATGTTCTAATACATGACACGCATAAATTATATCTACTGATTCATTTTTATAATTTCTTAATATTGTAATATCTTCAACTCTATCTACTCCTGGAAGATGACGACAATCAATATTAACATATCCATCAATAATTTTATTTCCACAACCTAAATGTAATTTAATCATTTTTTATTTCCAACCAAGTTAAATTGAACCATATGTTCTGCTAAACCCATTTCTCTTAATGATTTTTCCTTTGACGATCCATCCGCAATGCCCATGGTAATCATTGGTTTCATCTCTGGGGGAATTTGAGTTCCAGGCCATATAGCATAATTCAATCCAAGAGCAGCAACTTTCATCTTTGGAAAAAATTCAGGAATGACTTTTTCCATAAGAATTTCATGATCAAATACTTTTCGTTGATTTGGATCTGTCTCGTTTTCCTCACACATACGAATCCAATATTTTACAAATTCAATAACAATATCTTTATATGTAAATAATATTGGAGATGCCTTTGGGTAATTATAACTTACATGAGGGACTAGTCCTTGATATGCAAATGCCATATCAACTTTATCTTGAAGTTCATCAAAGATTGATAATTCGTTATGAATTAACGAATCAACATCCATCCAAATAAATGGTTTCTTTTTTTCTTCAAGAATCGAAAGTATAAATTTTGGTTTTGCCAAGCAATTTAATCTGTACTCTCCTCGCGATGGCAATTCACGAATATCGTGAGGAATATTATTTTCATTACAATTGATACGCAAACGGCGAGAATGATCGCTGTAATATGTTCGATCATCTATATCACAGTAAAATGATACTACTTCAGTTTTCACGAATTAATCCAAATAATTGATCATCAGCAGATTCAAGATCTTTAACACGATTAAAATTATCTTTTACTGCTTCTAGTTTACTTTCATAAAGTTCGGAAGTCAGGGAGTTTATATCAAACTCCGAAGTTAATGTAATTATTCCATCTGCATTAAAAAGATCTCCAATATCGGGTGCTCCCCAATATATTGGAATAGTTCCCGTAGCAAAACAATCAGTAAGTTTTTCTGTATATGATGTTTCATACTTATCATTTTCAATAATAAAAGAAAAACGATAGTCTTTAAGTGCTTCTAATTTATCCCAAGTAGTTTTTCCCACTCTAGAAGATCCCAATACTCCACCATATAAATCTACCTTATCTTTATATTTTTCAGCAAATGAATGTCGCAATGCATGACCAAAAGTATATTTTTTAGGAGAGGCAATCAAAGAAACTAGTTTAGTCTTTTCATAAACTTGTTGTTCCTTGATCCAGGGGAGATTGCTTGCGTTAATACAATAGCGAATGTTCGGATGCTTACCAACTAATGATCTTTCAGATGTAAAAAGAAGATCATATGATCCAGCAATATCTACTATATTAGACTCCCATACTTCTCTGGGAAACCACATAGTATGAAAAATAGCACGGGATTCGCATACCCATGCTATTTTTTTCTCTCCTAATTTTTTCTGATATGCCATTCCAGAAGCAATACCACCATCAATAAAAACCTTGACGGGATGATCTTCTGAAGTCCAATCAAATTGTTTTGGTTTTAAGTCTGAACAGGAAGAATGTTCTACAACAAATGGAGCACCTATCGCTTGCATCTTTTGCATAATTTAAAATCTCCATAAGTATGTATGTTACTTTCCTATATGGTACTTGGGAACCAACGTCCATTCTTTCTTTTCTTTGTGTGGAATGATTTTGAGTCTTGCGAGTGAGAGTTGAGGTTGTTGATACTTAACAGAATCAACTGCTTCAACCAATCCCCACTCTACTAGAAGTTTAACAATAGTATTTCTTCGTCCAAGATCATCAGAAGACATATCACTTTCAAGACCATCTAAAACAAACATTTCTTTAAAATGCATAATTGCATATCTACCACGTTTGTGTAGTATATGGCAAGATTGATACAATTTTTTTTCTGTTTTGGAAGAGACTCCTATACGGGTAAGTGTTTCCTTTACCTTAAGGAAGTCTTCTTCTTTCTGTAATTTAACTTCTACACCCAAACCTTCAAAAATATCCTCTGTCATAATATACTCCATTTTGACAGAAAATATTTATATTTTTACCGTTTTTGACCGCCTTTTTGTACTAATTTTTGAAGATCTTCCTCGTGGAGTAAGTCAGAAACCTCTCTCGCCTTTGCGTCAGAATAACCATAGACCTGTTTTATAAGATCTATTTTAGTATTATTTTCTGGTTTTACCCACTTAGAGAATCGTTTCTTTTTAGAAACTGAATAAAAATAATAGTCATATTGTAGTTTTTTGTCAATATGACTAACCATGTTCATGCGATTTGCGTGAAAAATAGTCTCGGGAAAGTAAGAAAAACATTTGTTTATCACATAAGGAACATATTCTTTTTCCAGTTTTGGATCGCTGGCGAGTATATTTTCCTTAGTTTGATTAATAGAGTTTAAGAATTCGGTTAACATTATTTAAAAGCACATGTCATCATAATTTGTACAAGACATGCCATTAGGTTAATTTCTTGATCTGCTACAAACGCAGAGCGGTACTGGGACTCGGCAATGATGAGAATCGCTTCTGGAATGCTTGCGTTCTCCAGATTGTCTCCCAAGGCATCGTAGATTTTCCTATAGACCTCCTGCGGTGAGACTTCGGCATTCATTGCTGCCCATTTGCGAACGGTTGAGAAGTCTTTATTCTTCAGAGCAGTAATTAATTTCTTAATTTCAATATCATTGACAGTGTTTAATATACCAACATCAATTGTTCCAGACACACTATAGCGTTGAAGTTCATTCAGAATTCTACGCATATCAGGAAAGTGTTTGATAATAAGTTCACTAAGAACTTTCTTTTCAAACTTTACACCTTCCTTGTTAAGAATAAAGGAACATCTTTCAAATATTTTAGATGCTATTGCTGGTCTTTCGGAGGGGGCAATAGCAAAGTCAATACAGGTGCAGCGAGAATGTATAGGTTCGATAATTCTCGACTTGTAATTGCAGGTGAGGATAAAACGGCAATTGTTGGCAAATTCTTCAATAGCACCTCGTAAGGCAGGTTGAATACTATTTGCGTTAGAGTAATCAAACTCATCCAGTATCACCACTTTCTTTGTATCTTCAGTCAGAGACACGGTACTTGCAAAGTGCCGAATCTTTGTACGAAGAGTGTCAATATTGCCTTCCTCTGAACAGTTAATAATAATCCAATCGCATCCCATCTCATTACAGAGTGCTTTTGCAACTGTTGTCTTGCCGATACCAGCAGTACCCGAAAACAACAAATTTTGTGGTTCTCCTTTAGCAACCATGTCGCTGAAGGTTGACTTCAGCGACACGGGGAGAACACACTCTTCAATGGTCTTAGGGCGATATTTCTCTACCCACAAAAAATTATCAGGATTCATAATTAAGATCCATATTTTGAAGTGTTCGCTTCCATGGCAAACCAATACTTGAGCGGAATTGTTTTGTTAACAAACTCGCCCACTACGTTCTTTGCAAAATTAATCTTATAGTCACCTGGAAGTATCTTGATGTTCTCCATCTTGAAGTTAAACAAGAATTCTTGACCAGAATAAGATTCATTGACTGTTATCTTATAAGAATTAGTTGTTGGATCAGAAAGATCTGAAACTTTAGCAACAACAGTTCCGTCTTCGGATGTAAATGAGAGATCGGGTAGCTGCATAACTGATGCTGCCTTTTGAAGTTCAGAGAATGATTTTTCTGTAAGTTCTACAGACACATTCACCGCTGGCATCACGATATCTTTAGTAGGAACAGTTAAAAGTCGAGGTTCTGAGTAGTAATAATTTACTACAGAACTTCCACCATTTTTAATTTTTACGCTTTTATCGCTAAAGTTAAATGTTGGATTGTTAAAAAGACTGATGACTCCTAGAAACTTGTTTAAGTCCCAGATGCCAAACTCAACATCAAATTTTTCTTCAACGGTGGCAATTGCCATACCGTTCTTAGAAGGTGTTATAGTCTTGATCGTATTGCCTGGTTTTACCAGTAAATTAGAATTAAGACTCGAAAAGTTTTTTAGTATTGCTAGAGTATTTTTTGAAAAAGTCACAGTGCTCATAATTTATCTCATAAAGTTATCTTCAAAGTCATCGTCTTCAAAACCGCTTTCCCAATAATTTTTAAGTTGCTGTTTTGATTTATTTCGTTCTGAATTTTTTTCTTTTTTGTTTACGGACTTTAATTGTTTTGGCGGTTTGATCTTATCGTTCCCTTTATTAAAATCTTCACGCTTCATAAACTTCCTCTATTATAGCATATCTTTGTCATAGTTCAACCCAAAACTTGTTACTTTCTTCTTGAATGTATGTGTATAAAATTCCCGTAGATGGAACATACCATCTATCTCCAATATCGGGATTTGCGGGTATCGATTCTGAAATAAAAACTCCATCACTACTTCCTACAGATTTCCAATAATTACTGCCTTCAATAGTTCCTGGTATTTTAAATGAATTTGGTTTTACGGCAGTAAAAAGTTCTCCCTTATATTCTATAGAATCGCCTATTCTATAAAGATATGCGTTTCCATCGGGATCATATTGTTTATATTTGCCTCTAAAGTTGAGATTATCTGTAACCTTCATTTCAATTATTTATCATTTTGCTAAAATTGTTCTTCTTTTCAAAAGATATAACAGTAGAAAACTTATCAATTAATTGGTCTGCTTTGTGACTGATAACATATACATTGGATTTGTCTGATATTATCTTTAGCAGTTTCATCAGTTCATCCATTCCTACACTATCTAGGGAAGAATCAAACACCTCATCAAGAATCAATAGATTACAATTAATACTATTTTTCATTCTTGCGATCTCTCTCCACGCTAAAAGTAGAGCAAGATCAATTCTCATTTTTTCCCCTTCACTAAAATTCATGTAACTAAATTCATCGCGGTGTCTTGATTTGATCTTTTCGTTAAATTCTTCATCCATATGAAATTGAACAAAGAAGTCCATTGAACCAAGAAACTTATTGATAAATTTATTCATGTGAGGAAGATAATATTTTACAATCTTTGTTTTTACCCCACCATCTTTGAGAAATTCTCCAGCAAGTTCATGATACATGAGATCTTCTGATTGAGTATTTTTTTCTTCTTCTAGAGTGGACAAAGAACCTTCAAGTTGATTTAATTTTTGTCTTTCAATTTCAAGATCATCAACGATCACAGATTTATTTAATGTTAATTTGATCTTTTCAATTTGTTTGTTATATGAATCTATCTCTCTTAAAATTGCTTTGTATTCTGAATTTTTATTCTTTGCAACTTCAACATTAGTTTGAAATAGATCTATGTCATTAGACAATTCTGTAATTTTTTCAGTTGCCTGATCAATCGCATCATCAATATTTGTCAATTCTAAATTACATTCTATAATTTTATCTTTTTTCCACAAATCAGAAATTTCTTGACTACAAGTTGGACAAGTTGAATTATCTTTAAAAAATTTAATTTGTTTGCTGGTATTATTCTTTATTGCTTTTGCTTCTGATATTTTAAGTTGAATACTTTTAATTTTATCTTGTTTTGTTTTAATTAATTTTAAAGTATAAAGAATATCTTCTTCTGTATTGGTAATAGACATACCATTGGTGAGAATTTTAGATTCCAACTCTTTAATATGATTCTCTAGATCTTTAATTTTTGCTAACTTACCATCATTGTCTTCTTCTTGTTTTTTTTCTAGAGTTAAAATATAGTTTCTCTGAAGACTAATTTTACTTCGTTCAAGTTCAATCTTTGAATTAAATTCTTTTAAATTTTCCTTGAGTGAAAGAATCTTTCCTTTCAATACAACATTCATAGTGCTAAAAATATTGATGTCAAGAATATTTTCTATGACATTTCTTCTATCTGCAGCACTGAGTTGCATAAACGGAACAAAAGATGAACTACCCAATATCACTACTTGAGTAAAAGTCTTGTAGTTCATCTTGAGTATTTGTTGTTCGAGTAGATCCTGATAATCTATACTCTTTGCGTCTTGATCTATGAGATTATCATTTTTATAAATTTCAAAGATCTTTGGGTTGATTCCCCTGCGAACCATAAATTTATCTACGCCTTTGGTAAAGAAAATTTCTACAACGCAATTCTTTTCGTTGATTGAATTTACCAACTGTGGAATATTAATTTTTCGAAATGGTTTTCCAAACAAAGCAAAGGTAATTGAATCTAAAAATGCAAATGACTTGCCACTGCCATTATTTCCACAGATAAGTGTAGTGTTGGTTTTATCTAAATTAATTTCTGTAAATGTATTTCCAAACGAACCAAAATTTTTAAATCTTACTTTTTCAAAAATAATCATACTGATAAACTTTCCATGTATAGATCTTTGATAATTGTTTTTAGTTTGACTTTATCAACATCTCTTTCAATAGCATCAATCTCTCTATTAATAATACTCATCGTATCTTCGGATGCGTCTGAAAACTCTATAGAAGATTTTTCAAATACCTCTTCGTTTATAGAAAGATCTTGTATTTGTTTTTCCCATAAAGCATCAATAAACTTATCAAATATTTTTTGTTTGTTTTTACAACGAATATTAATTCGAACAAATCCATTTTTAAGATTTGTGTTTTTTATAAATTCGCCTATGTCTGCAATACCAGATTCAGTCGAATCGTCATAGACAAATAGATGAAATATATTATTTTTGTTTTCAATAAATTCTAATTTGTTTTCAACAATATCGTAAACATGAAATCCTTTTGTTGAATATAAATCAGAAAAACTCATTTGATATTGAGTTCCAAGATAATAGATATTATCTTGTGATTGCTTAATATGAAAATGCCCAGAAAGGACATATTCGAATCTTTTAAAAGTATCTGATTTTAGTCCGTGGGGATGTTTTACGCCATTAATAACTTCAAACCCCATAATCTCAAAGTGACCACCAATCATTCGACAATTGCAAGACTTTAAAAAATTAATAACTTCTGTTTCGTTTTCCTTGGTGATCCAAGGAACAATTCCAAAACAGAAGTCATCAAACTGAATTACAGTTGGATTTTCGTAAATATGAACACAATCATACTTTCCATCAATAATTTCTTTGATGGAATTTAATTGATTTGTATTTCTAAAATAGGTGTCATGATTTCCAATTGTAATGTGTAATTTTAAATTGTTATCTTGAAACTTATCAAGAAATCTTTTCTGTACCGCAGAAAGAGTATTAAAATTAATATACTTTCTTCGATCAAAAAAATCACCAAGATGAATTACATCAGTTATATTGTTTTCTTTTAAATATGGAAAGAATTGATTTTCAAAAATACTTAATGCATTTTCTAAAAAGAACTG